TAGTGGTTCCACACCAGCCGGGGCTCCGACTTTACCGCCACGGCGGCAGCGATCTTGTCATTGAGCGTTTTGGCGCTCAGGGTGCCGTCCGGGGCGATGTCCAGCGCTTCGCCCACCTTGACGCCGCCCAGCTGGTCCGCCGTAGCGGGCGGCAGGCTGTAAGGCGTGCCGAATTTGGCGTCGGCCTCGCTCTTGGTGTAAAAGTTGCCGCTCTCCACCGCCGCGATGGCGGCGTCCAGGGCGTCGAGTTTGGTGTGCAGCTCAGTGGACAGCTGGGTCATTATGGCCAGCGCCTGCGCCTGCAGCTGCGCCGTGGGGATGCCAGTCACGCTGTCCCGCATGACGCCGCAGACGGCCTCGTCGGCCCGGGTGTCGGTGATGTCGGCGGCGGTGACGACCGAGGAACCGGCAGGCACTGACACGGTGCACAGGCCCAGCTCGTACTGGTTGTGGTTCTGCAGGATGGCGGGCGGCTCCGGGGCCGCAGCGGGGGTGCCGGTCTTGAGCTTGACCGCCGTCAGGTTCGCGGCAGTGTCGAACTGCAGCACCACCCGGTCGATGCGGGAAAGGGTGCTGTCGGCGTCCGGGACGGTCAGGTTGACCGCCTCCCGACTGCAGGCCGAGACGCCCTTGAAGTCGTCGTAGTTGATCCACGCAAGACCGGGGGCCACGGCGATCTGCCGCGCGCCGGTGACGCTGACGGCGTAGTTCGTGTCCTTAGAGTAGACGCCGGAGGTGCGGGTGCACAGATAGGTGCTCACGTCCTCGGCGTCGTAGGTCACGCCGTTCAGCGGGTAAGTGATAATGCTCATTGTTTCCTCCTGAGGATCGGTGTGCCGATCTCGGTGGTGACCGTGTTCTCGCCCTTCTGGGAACTCAGGGTCACGCTGGTGATGCGGGCGGCCGCCTGGATGTCGGTGCCGGGCAGGCTGGCTGCCACCACCTTGCCCACCGTGACGCTGCCCGTTGGCGTGAAGCGGAAGTTTTCGATGCGGGTGTGCTTGGCGAGTTCCTGCTCGCCCAGCGCCCGCAGGGCGGCCAGATATTCCTCCTGCGTCTGGCCGTCCTCCTTCTTTTTGCTGGAGGCGTCCAGATACAGTTCCCGCCGGGCCGCGCCGGTGTTGCCGGTGGCACCCACGGTGACGGTGCCGTCCGCGCCCGCCACGGTCACGATGTTCTTGTAGTCGGTGATGCTCTCAGTGTAGGTCAGGCCGGTCAGGTTGCCGTACTGCGGGGCATACCGGGCGTTGGAATCCAGCTTTGGGCGGTACAGCTCAAACAGCAGCTTTTTGGCCTGCTGGTCGAACCGCACCCGGAACCCGATGTCCAGTTCCTGGCACACCTGTTCGGCGATGCTGAGCAGGCTGCCGGGCTTGACCTCGCCGGTGTAGGCGTCAGCAAGATCTGCAAGCACGCCCAGCTCCAGCCCCGGCCATGCAGCCGCACCGGACACAAGGCTGCGCAGGGTGCTTTCCACCGCAAAACCGCTCAGGGTCTGGGTGCTGATGCGCTCGTCCAGGATGCAGGCGGCGTCCTTGGCCGAGATCACCAGTTTGTGCTCGGAGCGGTCGGTCTGCGCCGAGCAGATGCGCATGATGCGGTCGGAGCCGGTGAGCCAGAGGTACCGGTCCGGGCGGCACAGCGCCTGCAGGTCGGTGGAGGCGTGCAGCTCCAGCTGCGCACCCTGCACCCCGCTGTACACGTTGTAGCGCTCCGGCCAGACCAGCGATACCCAACTTTCCAGCCGGGCCAGCAGGTTCAGCTGGCCGTCATAGACGCAGATGCTCTTGTGGCCGCCTGCGGTCAGGGTACTTGTCCGTTCAGCCATTGCCGCCCACCTCCAGGACCACGGTGGAGAACGCCGTGCTGCAGGTCAGGGTCAGGAACAGCCATTCCGTGCCGGAATCCGCTGTGCGCTGCCATGCCTGCGTCCCGTGGCGCAGGGTCCACAGGGTGCTGCTCCCGTCCAGCGTGGACATGATGTTGTAGCCGGTGCCGTCGATGATCTGTTCCAGTTTCAGCTGGCCGCTCTCGCGGTACAGCCGGAGCTTGTCGCCGTCCTGCAGGGTGGTGACAAAGCGCAGGAACTCGCCGGTCTCCGGGTCCTTGACGCCGGGGTTGACCACCGGACCGTGGGCTTCCAGCGTCAGAGCCCAGTCCTGGGTGGCCAGCCCGGTGTTGGCGATGCGGAGGTAGTTGGCCTGTTCCCGCACGCCGTAGCTGTGCACATCGTAGCACACCGGCAGGCGGAAGGTGGGTGTTACGCTCAAGGTCGAGACGGTGAGCTCCTTCACGCTGTGCCAGTAAGGGTCCGGGCAGTAGAGCTGAAACGAGAAGGTGGGCCACAGGCCGGACACGCTGATGTCCGGGGTGCGCTGCACCTCGGCGTCGCACCAGTAGGCCCCGGCCACGGTCAACCGGCCGGTGACGTAGGGGGCAAACACATCCCGCAATTGTCGCTTGCAGTAGTCCTGATTGCGCAGGATGCGCCCGGTGACCGTGCGGGTGACGCCGGAAATGCTCCGGCTCTCCACGGTGGCACCCACTTGCTGGTAACCCTGGCTGGTCTCCAGATCCACGGGCAGGTCACCCAGCGGGGTGATGCTCCACAACACGCCCGCCTTGTAGCCAAAGGAAAAGGTCAGGCCGTTGCTGGCCTTGAAGATCGCGTCAAACACCCTGCAGCACCGCCCTTTCCTGTTCGTACTGTGCCTCGCGCATCAGGTCGGCAGCCGTCTGCGCTTTGCTGTAAATGTACTGGTTGACCTCGATGTTGGGGCGCTGGGTGCGCTGCGGCAGCGGGGCACGCTTCTCGTAATCCCACAAAGAACCGGAGGCCGTGGAGGTCGTACTGCCGGAAGTGCTACCGGAGATGCCGGGCGTGGTCTTGCGCTTGAACGCGCCGCCGACGCTGGCCACGATGGCCGCAATGGCAGCGGTCAGGGCCACGCCTGCCGCGATCATGAGCAGCGCCTGCGGGGCACCGAATCCAGTGGGGAACAGTGCCGCCGCGACGGCTTCCAGCATCCCCACAAAGGCGCTGCCGATGGAGCCGATCAGGGTGCCCATGGAGGCCAAAATCTCCGGGAAGCTGGAGATCAGTCCGCCCTTCAGGCCGGTGCTGATGGCAGCGGCAGCCGCAGTGAGCGGGCCTTTCAGCCCCTGAAAGATGCCGGTGAGGGTGGAGCCAAGGCCCTGCGCCTGCGTGATCACGTCCGCAAAACCGCTGGTCAGGCCCTTGGCAAGGTCGCCGCCCATATCCCACAGGCCGTTGGAGACGGCACTGACGCCCTTGCCCAGCAAGCCGTTGACCTGCTGGATCAGGTTCTTGCCGAAGTCGTCAATGAGCTGCTTTGCCTGCGGGGCAAGGCCGTTGTACAGGGTGGACAGCACCCATTCGCCGACAGACTGCCAGTCCTGCTTCTTCACAGCAGTCACCAGCGTGCTGAAGGTACCCACCACGCCCTTGTCGGCCTCGTCCTGCCAGCCCTTGACGAGGCCGTCAAAGCTGTTGGCAGAGGCTTTCTTGATCTCCTCGGTGATCTGCGGGACACCATCGGCGGCAATGGTCTTGACCCGCTCCACCGTGACCAGCGCTCCGTCCACGATGTCGTTGCAGGTCTCGGTGATGACCTGTTTCTGGGTCGTGGTTTTGTCGGTCAGGGTCTCGGTGATGGTCTTGGTGCTGGTGGCAATGCCGTTGACCACGGAATCCGTTGTAGACGTAACGGTCTTGGCTACAGTGGCAGCGATCTCTTCATAGGTCTTCTGGGTCTGGGCCGTGGTCTTGCCGTGGTCGGTGACATACTTGGTGACAGTCTTGTAGTTTTTCACCACGCCGTTCACCATCTCCTTGCCGGATTCGGTCACGGTGCGGGTCAGCCGGTCATACTCCTCGCTGCCCTTGCGCAGGTGCTCGGTGAGCTCGGTGGTCTGGATGGTCACCTTGCCCAGGGCGTTGGTGGTGTCGGTGTGGCCTGCGTCCTGCAGGGACCACAGCAGGGTCTCGGCGGCCTGTGCGGCGGCCTTGGTGGCGGCGTCCCCGGACTTGGTATAGGCCGGGACGACCACCTCCGCCATGGACTGGGCGCTGTCGGCCACGTCGGCGTTGGCGTCCGCCCAGACGGAGGACCAGTCGTTCCCGCTGGCGGTTTTAGCAATGGTGGCACCGGCGGTGGCTGCGATGGCTCCTGCACCAACCGCACCGCCTTTGCCGGTAAGGCCGTTGATGAAGCTCTGGATCAGGTTCTTGCCCCACTGCACGGCCTGCGAGGGCAGGCTCTTGATCCAGGCAAGAGCACTGGAAAATCCGCCCTTGAAGGCATTCAGCATGCTGGAACCCATGCTCTTCACGCCATTGGCCACACCGGTGAGGATGTTCTTGCCGATGTTCAGCCAGTTCACTGCCGAGATGACCGACAACACGGCCTGCAGGATCTTCTTCCAGTTGGCCAGCAGATCCGGCACCGCCTTGACGATGCCCACGACCAGCTGCACGATGATGGCCACGCCCTCGCCGAGGATCTTGGGCATGTTGTCGTTGATGATGCCGCAGATGTTGATGATGATGTCCGGCACATAGGCGATCAGATCCGGCAGACCGGCGATCAGGCCGTTGAGCAGCTGGGTGATAAGGTTCAGACCGGCGTCCACAAAGCTGGCCGCGTTGTCCCGCAGCTGGTCTGTAAAGGCCAGCAGCTGCGGCAGAGCGGTGGAGAAGAACTCCGGGATGCCCTCGGTGAAGCCCTGTGCCAGGGAGCTGAGCAGCTCGGTGCCGGTCTGCAGGAGCTCCGGCACAAGGCTGTAAACGATTTCCGGAATGCCTGCCAGTACATTGCCGATCATGGGCAGCAGGTTGCCCACAAGGAAGGTCTGTGCCGTGTCGGCCAGCGCCTGCAGCGGCTCGGTGAGGTCTGCGCCGGTGGATCAGTTGCCCATCACGTTTTCCGCAGCCGCCTTCATGGCCGCAAAGCTGCCGGTCAGGGTGGTGGCGGCTTCCTTTGCGGTGGTGCCGGTGATGTCCATCTCCTGCTGGATGACGTGGATGGCGCTGTACATGTCGGCCAGGTTGCCCAGGTCGTAGTGCACGCCGGAGAGTTTCTCGGCGTCCTTCAGCAGCCGCTGCATCTCGGCCTGTGTGCCGCCGTAGCCGAGCTTGAGGTTGTCCAGCATGGTGTAATTCTGCTTGGCAAAGCCCTGATAGGCGTTCTGGATATCCTGCATATCCGTGCCCATCTTGTTGGCGTTGTCGGCCATATCCACCATGGCCATGTTGGCAAGCTGGGCGGCGGCGTTGGTGTCCTGGCTGACGCTGGACAGCAGGCTGGCCGCAAAGCTGGTGGTCTGCTCCATGTAGTCGTTGGCCGACAGGCCCACGGTCTTGTAGGCCTGGGCAGCGTAGGCCTTAACGGTGTCGGCGCTGTCCTTGAACAGCGTTTCCACACCGCCCAGGCTTTGCTGCAGCGCGCCGCCCAGGTTGATGGATTCCGAGATGATCTTGCCGATGCCGGCAGCCGCGATCACCTTTTTCAGGGTGCCCACCAGCTGGGCACCGAGGGACTGTCCGGCGGCGTCACCGGCTGCCGCAGGCTCCCCGCCCAGGGCTTCGGTGATCTTGCCCTGGATGCCCTCTGCCGAGGGCACGATCTGCACATACGCTTTTGCCAGCTCAATGCCGTCCGGCATGGTCATCCACCTCCTTTCAGGGCCGCAAGGGCGGCATCAAACTCTTCCGGGCTGTCGTAGCTCTGCACGTCGGTATCGCTGTCCGCGGACAGGCCGTGCAGGTCTGCCAGCACAGAGGGCACCGTCCGGGTGTCGTTGCTCAGGCCCCACAGGATCTGCGTCAGGCGGTCGGCGGTGTAGGCTTGCAGCTCGATGTGCAGCGGCACGGTCTTGCCGCTGGCCTTCATCATGCTGCGGCTGTCCTCCGGCAGGCCGGCAGCAAGGGTAGCCGCCAGACGCAGCGGCAGGCTGCGCCAGTCCAGCACATGGTAATATTGCGCGAAATCGCAGATGAGCGCGTCCTCGTCCGATGCGATCAGTTCGGCGAGGATGCAGAGTTTTTTCCGGCAGAAAAGCTGGTCAGCAGTTCATTCAGAGCCTGCGCCACCGCCTGGGGCTGCACACGGCCCTTGTCGTTGCGCAGGTGGTCATAGAGCTTCTTGCGGCCCTCGGTGCCCAGCAGGCGCTCGGTCAGGTGGCTCATGCTGAACACGTTGCCGTCCTGCATGCCGGAAATGGCGTCGAACAGTTCCTGGTCCTCCAGAGCGTCGTCCTCCAGCTCGATGGAAAAGCCGGATTCAGTCTTTGCAGTGATCATGCCTGCACCTCCTTGGTCTTGGCAGCGGCCTGGGCGGCAGCAGTGCCGCCCAGAATGTACTCGTAATGGGTGTTGCCCTGGGCATCCGGCACGGCGGTCAGGGTGGTGTTGTAACCCACGGCGCTCTTGGCGTAGGTGATATCGCCCACGGCGGTGACGGCGGCATCCGGGATGACGATGCGCTTGACCGCCTTGTTCTTCATCACCATCTCAATGACCCAGCTGCAGTCGGCCTGCTCCTGGCTGTTGGCCTTCACGGTGATGCCGGTCTCCAGCGTGCCGGTGACGTTGCTGTCGCCATACACGGACTTGAGCACCTCCACGTTCAGGGCCTCCAGCAGGGTGTACTGGAAAGTGTCGGGCTTCTCGGTCTGCTGGGTCAGCACGGTGTCGCCGCCCCAGGCGGTGGTGTTCTCGCTGGAGGGCGAGTTGCTGTTGGTCACGCCGTCCTCGGAGGCGTAGCCCAGGCACTTAAAAGCCTTGTCCAGTTCGGTCTTGGCGTCGGTGGGCAGTGGGGTGCCCAGCGGGGCACGCCAGATGGCACCGCCCACTTTGGGCTTGGCGGCGGTTACTTTGGTTGCGTCTGCCATGTGTAGTTCTCCTTTCACAGGTCAGTAATGAGTGATAGAAAAAACGGCCTGGTAGCGGGGCCGTTTGCGGGTGGTGTCCGGGAAATTGTAGTCGGTGACAAGGTCGCAGGAGACCACTTCCGGCAGGGTGTCGGCAGCCTGCATGGCGGCCTTGATCTGCTCGTTGAGTTGGGCAGCACCTAAGGTGCCGTCATGGTCGCAGGCATTGTGGCCGTAGGACTGCACCGCCAGTGTGGCCGTGTAAATGCCCTCGTCGCAGTCGGAGCCGGTCTTTTCCAGGACACAAAAACTGCCGGAGGGGTTCTCCGGCACGGACATAAAGCAGGGAAAACCGTTTTCCCGCAGGTAATTCAGGATGATTTCTTCGATCATTTCAGGGCCTTTAAAATGGAATTGGTGTCGGCGTTCTCCTTGCGGGCGGCATAGCTTTCCGCCCGGACTTCCGCCACGGCACGGGTGGGTGCGGTGTAGTACACGGCTTCGTACCCGTCGCCCAGGCGGCTCTGGGCCGCAAAGGCAAGGCGGTTCAGGCCGTCGGCCAGTTCCTTGCTTTTCAGCAGCTTGCCGACGCCTTTCTTGTTCAGCCTGACCTTGACGTTATTCAATCCGTTCCACCTGCACTTTCTTGTTCCAGGCCAGAGGCACCATGGATCCGATGCCCTGCACGGCCCCGCCCACGGTGCAGAAAGTCTGGCCCCAGAACGCCACCCGGACATTGTTCCAGTCGTGGGCGTCGCCCTTGGGGAGGGCCAGCGTGTAGGCGATGCGCCGCCCGGTGAGCTGCAGTTCGGTGACCACCGCCTCGGAAGAGGGCTCGCCCACCAGCACATTGTGCACGGTGACGGGCGTTTCCTCATAGATCGGGGCATGGAAACGGTCCTCACCGGTCTGGGTCTTGGTGTACAGGGTGATGTCAATTCCTTTCAGCATAAGTCCTCCAGCGGGCTGCGGGCTCCGATCTTGCTCCCGACGCCCAGCAGTTTCTTTTCCAGCTTGGAAAGATACAGTTCTCCGGAGGATCCGCTGCCCATGGTCCAGCTCTGGCTGTAGCCCAGGGCGGTGGCGGTGCCCTGCGTGGCCCCCATAGGGAAACTCACGCCGTCCTCACCGTCACCCAGCGGGCGGCGCACCATCCGGCAGGACACCACACGCTTGGTGTCGGCATCCGCGTCCGGGTTGTAGTGGTCGATGATCACGGCCGCTTCGCTCAGCAGGGCAACGCAGCGGGTCTGTTCCTCTTTGGAGAGAGCACGGAAGCCGGCCTCCACATCCTGCACTTCAGCGTAAAGCATGGGAAGCACCTCACTTTGCTCTGGTCTTGCGGGCCGCCTTGGGCTTTTCTGCCGCAGGGGCAGCGGGAGGGTCCCGCGCCACCTGCTTATGGCCTGCAGCGGCGTATTCTGCCGCGCGCTCCTCCGCAACGTACATGACCGTACCGGTCAGCTGATTGATAAACTCCACCATCAGCCCGCCGCCTTAGTCAGCTTGTTGAACACGGTGGTGTCGCAGCGGAAGCCCACCTCGATCTCGGCACGCACGGCAAACATGTTCTGCTGGAACAGGTTGATGGGGGTGCCGCCGTCATCCAGGGTGGCCTGGTCTGCAATGGCGATCTGCACGCCCTCCACGGTGCCATACACCGCCTGGGTCCAGTCACCGGCAAAGCCGACCACCTCCGGAGTGCCGGAAACATATGCGCCCTTGCTCTGCGCGGTCTTGGAGCCCAGGATCATAGGCACGGCACCCTCGGCCACGCTGTTGATAAACAGCGGACGCTTGTTGCCGTCCACAGCATTCAGCAGCAGGGCCTTGCCCTTGGGGGACAGCACCCAGCCGTTCAGGATGCCGTTGTGGTCGGCAATGTCGGCGTCAGCGGCCACCAGACCGGCGTAGGCGTCGGTGCCGATCTCCTGCGCGGTGCAGCTCTTCAGGGTGTCGAAGTTGGAGCCCGGCACGGTGACGCCGCCAAACACCGTGGCGTCGAACTTCTGGGCCAGTGCCAGCGGCAGACGCTTGACCAGCTCGTCATACAGGGCGGGCACGTCGCGGCGGAACTGGTTGGAGAAGGGCACGATGACAGCCAGCGTGTAGGGCTGCATGACCTTGGTGGCCAGCGTGCCGCGCTTGACGGGCTTCTTGTCGGTCTCGCCGACCCATGCGGCCTCCGGGTCACCGGTGATGACCGGAATGGTCACGCCCAGGCCCGGCAGCTTGATGGAGCGGGCCAGCGCCATGACGGCGGAGCTCTCCTGCGTTTTCTGCAGGATCTCGCTGGACACCTCACCGGGCAGGGTGATGGTGGTAGTGCGGTTGATATCAGTTGCCATAGAAAAAACTCCTTTGCTGTTACTTGGTCACCTGCGCGAACCAGTCAGCAAACTGCTGGCGGGTGGAGCCGGTGGGTTTGTTGCGGACTTCGCCGCCGTCCCGGATGCTGGGGTAGCCGGGCTGTGCAAACTTGAGGATGGCCTGCGCTTGTGCGGTGCAGCTCTCCTCGGTGTCGCCGGAAAGCAGTTCGGCGGGCACACCGGTGGCCGCTGCCACCTTGCTGCGGAGCTCCCGCAGGGTGTTGGCCTTGGTCAGGGTGTCCAGCTGCTCCTGCAGCTTTGCGGCCTTCTCGTTTGCCTTCTGCAGCTCGGTCTTGCCCGCTTCCTGCGCGGCATCGAACTGCTGGGCCTTGGCCTTCAGATCGTCGTAGTCGGCGTATTTGGAGCGCTCCCGGCTCAGCCGGTCGGAGATGATGGCGTTCATCTCGGCCTGGGTGAAGGTGCGCTCATTGTTCTGCTGCCCCTCGGCAGCGGGGGTGGTGGGTTCCTGGTGTACAGTTTCTGCCATAGTGGTAAATTCCTTTCCCGGCTTTTCCGCAGCCGTGGCGTGTATTTGCTGCAGATCTTGCAGCGTGGCACCGTCTGGAGGCATCGAACCTCCCGCTTCCGGTTTTGGAGACCGGCGCTCTTCCCGAATGAGCTAAGACGGCATGAAAAAAGCACCGTGCATTTTTTGCACAGTGCTTTGAATGGGGCAGCGTATCAGACGCGGGAAACGGCGATGTCAGCTTTCATGAGAAAGTCCTTCACCTTTTCCATCGTGTAGTCGTCCATCAGATACCAGATGCCCGCCGGAGTGATCTGGCAGCTTTCAAGGCCGGAGATCATCTTGTCGCCGCCCCACATGGTGGTGACGTCCAGACCTTTGATGTGGCCTTCGTCTTGCAGGCTTTCCATGATGTATGTCCAGTACAGTTCATTGATGCCCAGCATCTTGCTGTCATGCTGCAGCAGCTTCGGGTCAGGGTGGCGGCCTTCCTTCAGGATGACATACAGGTAAGCAAGGATTTTGTAAACGACAACGAAATAATCATCTTTTTCCATGATGGCTCCTTTCTGTTTTTGGGCAACAAAAAACCACGGTGCGTGTGCATCGTGGTTTAACGGTCATTCAACTCCCGCCGGGAGTTTTCCAAGTTCTTTCAGAACGTCATAATAACCTCGTGCAGCCAGCTGCCGTGGCGGAACGTCATCCCCATCATAGATATCTTGGGCGCATAGTTCGTCATATTTATGGTCGATAGGATGGTCTATCAGATACTGCTGCATTTTCTTTATGCGTTCCGGGGTAAAGAACTTTTCATTCGTAGAACTTGACACCGTATTCCTCCAATTCTGATAGACAGTTGCGAACAAGAAAATTCAACGATTCGGCGGCTTCCTGATAGGAAATCTCTTTCCGATCATATTGATCTGCAATGCCGTTGACGGATTCTCCGAGATCAGAAACCAGTGTTTTTACGGCTTTTGCGTCAAACGAAGCTGATTTTTCAACCGCATAAACGTGCCCATCATGGCCAACAGCTGTAAGCATTTTCAGGTTTACGTTATTTGCAAAGTTACTCAAATCCCGTTGTGAGAAAATGTTACTGTCAGGGTGTGTATGGATAACAATATACGGCACATTTTGTTTTGGCACCGACACTGTTGAGCGCTCTGCTGCTCCTGTTAACTCTTTTGTGAGCGGTTTCATATTCAAATCGTATGCCCTGCCAACTTCCACTCCAAGCGGCTGCTTGGATGCGGTCATAAGCAGACGTTTGTGCGCATTTTTCAGCTGCTGTTGTCCAGTAGCATCCAGCGTGTCACAGCTGAACGCCTTGACATTGCTGATTGACTGCATTGTAACAGGTTTTGGCTCCATGTTCAAGCTCGAATAAACAGAGAAGTTTTTCCTTGCCGCATACGCCGCCCGCTTCTGGGCGTTGATGGCATCCTTCCGGGCGGCGTAGTCGATGCGCCGCATTTTGTTGATGTCTCCGCCTGCCGCATTGTACTGCGCAAGGTATTTTTCCGGGTCATATCCCGCCACAGTGGTATTGTGGTCAAACCGGATGGCAAACTCACAATCACAGTTGGCGTGGATGTGGTCGGCGTGGCCGCCTTTCAGCACCTTGCTGCTGGCTTTCTGCCAGCCGTTGCTTGCCAGTGTGATGCAGAACGGGCAGGTGTCCCCGTGCGGCACCCAGGCCCACTCGGCCCCGTCCCGGACAGCGTTTTTCAGGGTGGTATCGGCCCCGGCACGTTTGACCAGGCGGCTGACGCCGTTGGGCAGGTTGGCCGGGTTTTGGTTCTTGGTGGCGTTCACCATGCGGGCCACCTCGCCGTAATCTGCCGGTTCGGCAGGCTCCGCTGCGGGCACCCCGGCGTTGGCCGCTTCGGCCAGGGCGTCATACATCTGGCAGGCCAGCTCCGCGCTGCCCTCGCCATATTTCGTCACAAGTCCGTAAGCGTAGGCAATCAGGTCGTCCGTGCTTTCGGTGCCGTGAGAGCCTATGTATTCCCGCATGAGCTGCCCGGCTTTCTGGTTCAGGCGGGACAATCGGGTGATGTACTCATTCCAGGCGTTGGCTGTTATCTGCATCGTCTACCTCAACAAGCAGCTGCTGCCCGCGCACCCGCTGTTCCAGCGCCCGCTGCATCTGGGTGATCTCGTACCAGGTGTACAGCCCGCCGCCGTAGGGGATATTGCGGGCGTCCAGTTCGGCCAGGCGTTCGTCCGTGTAGTTGCGCACGGAGATACCGGGGTAGAACGGGTAAAAGTTGTGGCGGCAGTTCCAGCCGCACAGGCCGGGGCCGGTGCCGTAACCGGTGGCGGTTTCAAAATCCTCGTACCGCTCACCGTCCTGCACCACAGCACCGCCGCGGTGGTAGACCCGGCCCTGCCACACCGCATGGGTGGGGCGGGCCCCCTCGTGGGCGGTCACCTCCACAAACTCGCAGTCCATCTCTTCTATGCGGGCCAGCTACAATATGCGGTCAAAAGCAGGCATAAAAATACCACGGTGCAGAATTTGCATGCGCTGAATACTCTGGGCGGTGATCTCCCTGTATCTCAGACTGTTTCTTTCGGTGTAGCATTGTTTTTTTAGATTGCAAGGCACTTGCCACCGCAGTCGTCCGTTTCCCGTTCCGCCGTTTACAAAAATATTTTTGAAATAGGGCTTGCTTTTTCCATTTTATCCTGCTATAATAATCAAGCGCTGTTAAGGCAGAGGCACAAATGAATATGGGAGCTTTCCCGAGTGGCCAATGGGGACAGACTGTAAATCTGCTGCTTAATGCTTCGGTGGTTCGAATCCACCAGCTCCCACCAAAAAGCTGTGGCATAAATGTGTCACAGCTTTTTTTGTTGTATCGCTAAAAAATGACGAGCTCATCAGCCCCTTTTTTCAAATGTTTTTTACAGTGTTGTTCAACACATAAAGAGGAAAACCACAAATGTGCACTCAAGAATTAAAAATTGGCACAATTCCGGCTGTACTGTACGGCGAACCGGCCCCCAACATCTGGTTGTTCGTGCATG